TTGTTTCTTTGTTTTTCTTTGTTTTTATTTGTTTCTTTGTTTTTCTTTGTTTTTATTTGTTTCTTTGTTTTTCTTTGTTTTTATTTGTTTCTTTGTTTTTCTTTGTTCTTTGTTTTTATTTGTTCTTTGTTTGTTTTTTAATGGATGCAGAGAAATCCAAAAACAGAGAAAAAAGGAAAACAGAAAAATCCAAAAATGTTTTGGATGATAATTTGTAAAATATTTTTGTATGCAGTCAAAGAAAATATTTTCCAGATTATCAAAAAGTTACGGGGTCTTGTTTTCTTTGTTTGGTTCATAGTATTTTTCTTCGCCATCTCTCAAAAACCGTTTTGTGATACGGATAGTCTTTTACTACCATACCACTTATTTTGAACTGTTCTTGCAAATTCGCATCCACTTCGCCGTGATCAAATGCATCATTGCGTATCGCCAATTCCAGCGATTTTTCAACAATTATAGTTGAAGTAATCGGTTCTCTGCATTCGGGGCAGTTAACGTGGTTTTTTACAAACATTTGGTCCAAACATTCTTGGTGAAAGGTGTGTCTGCACCCTAATCTGCAACATTTTGTCATTGTGTCGCCGGTTTCCGGGTAGTAAAGCGCCGTTAGACACAGCGCACATACCTTGTTCAGAAACTCGGTTTTGTTGTTTTTATATAGGATAAATGGAGATTCGTTGTTCATAATGGTTCGTCGTTATTATTTATATCTTCGCAAATATAAATAATTCAATTTTCTGCTCCTTGCATCGTTCCTTGCATCGTTCCTTGCATCGTTCCTTGCATCGTTCCTTGCATCGTTCCTTGTCCGATGAAAAAGTGGTATCCGTATTCTCTCCAATGGTTCAGCGTTCGTTTTATACCACTATAAAAACTGGATTTTTGGATTGTAAACTGCGGATCACCTTCGGTGCGATAATCTCTCCACGCCTGGTTCGGGATGTCAACCGTTTCTTCCAACGTTTTTCGGAAATACTTGCTTTTCAAAATGGCCTCGTACATATTTATCATATCTATTTGCCGTTGCACCTTGTTTTTATCAATTTTCAAATTAAAAAAAGTCAACAGTGAGTAGGACTGACACAAGGTGTCGTTTATATCAACGTTCATATCCTGAATATTGTTTTTTAAACTGCAAATTTTTTTTTGTTTCTTTATATCGTAGAGAACGTGGTGATGCGACGTTTCGTATTCCTCAATTTCAAACCGGTATTTTTCGTTGGGAAACACCTGGGCAATGACTTCTCTCACGGTCTGGTCGCCGAAAAACTGATTTATAAATGTAAAATGTTCTTTTGCAAATTTTTCCAATCTCGCGTTATCCATTATTTAATATAATCAATAACATATTTATAAATTGTTTATAATTATTTAGTAGATGAAACATCTTTATGAAAAATCTTTATTATCTTTGGCCAATGAACCAATCAATGTAATGTGGCACCCCAATTCCGAAAAGGTCGCAGTAATAATGGACCCGCGTTACGACAATTTAATGGCCGGCGTAATCAAAAACTTTATGCAACATTTGAACCCCCGCGGCTGGAATTTGGTCATTATAACCCACGAAAAATATGTAGACTCGCTTGAATTTCCAGGTTCTACCATTATTGGAATAAGCGAAACCATAATCAAGTATAAAGACGACCAACCAAACATAGATATTGACACATACAATGGAATACTGATGTCCAAAGAGTTCTGGGATTTAATCCCCGGAGAACACATTTTGATTTTCCAGAAAGACTGTTATATGTACAAAATGTTTGACGAAACCCTTTTTTTGAATTACGCGTTTTGCGGCGCAAATTGCGTGTGGGTTTCAGAAGACAACAAGTTATATGGAATTGCAATCAATGGCGGATGTTCATTGCGGAAAAAATCCGAAATGCTGGATTGTTTGCAGAGAATTTCTTGGGACCTAATAGAGAAATACTATCCAAAAATGAAGTTTCGCAACGAAGACCTTTTTTTCACATTTGCTTGCCTCCTTTTGAAGAAGCCGGTTCCTAAAAAGGAAGAAAGGCCGGCATTTGCAATAGAAAACGAAGAAGCAGCCAAGACTTGTTTTTACCACGGGTGGCACAAGGGGTATCAAACCGAGGAACAAGCGCGAATGTTGATGTCCCAGTAACTCTTAACCAGGTTCTACATTGGATTCATCTCATTTGAGACGCGGACCCCGCTATTATAAGCCGCGTGCAATGAACCATAATAAAGCGGGTCTGTGTGTTCGCCCGCGAAAAACAGCGTACCAATTATGGGTTCGCACACTGCCGCAATGTCCGCATCGGTTACAGACATATCATGGTAAGAATACGCACCCTGTGTGAATATGTCTTCTTCCCATCTTGTTATGTGTCAAGATTTTGGGAAAGGGACGTTCTTAAAATACAGTTTCAAATGGTCTAGAACCGTGTCTACGATTTCTTCGTCGGATTTACCAGTAAGACGGAATCCATTGTCCGCGGGGCAAATCGCCTCAAGTATCGGCATATTTTTTGAAACCATATAGTTGTTCCACAAAATGTATTCGTTCTCTTCATTTCGCGTAAGTATCATCGGCGCATCGTTCCAAAACACCTCGTCAAATTCCAACTGGATTTTCTTGTAGGATCCCATTTTGATATGCGCGAGCGCGGTCACTTTATCGGCAGGCAACGGCGGGTCAAACTCAATGTCTCTCAGCGGTCCCGGCGGGATTGTGATACACAACTTGTTGCATTTGTATATGACCCCTTCTCTCGTGTGCACTTCAACGTCATTGGGTTTATAAACAACTTTTGTTACAACCTGGTTGCAAATGATTTTGCCCATACAGGTGGAAGACAATGTGTTAACCAACGTTCTTGCGCCCTTCTTGAACAAACAGTGCGAGCCGGCATAATCGCCAAATAGCGCTGACTTACATTCGGGTTGTTGGAGAAAAGATGCGGGTAAATTATGGATGCTTCCGCCACACCAGACCTCAATCATGTAGAGAAAACTCCGCATATCGTCGTCCTCCGAGAAAAAGGAAAACGCCTCGGCAATGGAACCGTTGAATTCGCTTGTTCTCTGTATTAAATCATTCCATTTTTCGGCGAGTAATTGGCGCCTGTGTTCGGTGAAAGGGAAAAGATTTAAGGGGGAACCGGGTTCACCTAAATAATAAGTGATGTTTGCGTTCTCCGAATGCATCCACGGGTTGCATTCGGCGACCGGAATAAGGTCGTCTGACAATAACAAGTTTGTCAGAGGATTATCGCACAAACCGTGCACCCACGCAGCGCCATCGTCAATGTTTTTATCGTTTGTAAAAACGCGACCGCCAATACGTTCTCTTGCTTCCAAAATAATATAATCTTTATTATCAAGTTTTGACGCGATGGTTAAACCGCTAATGCCAGCACCAATTATGATGGTTTTGCTTTTCATATAAATTATATTGTTATTTTTTTCTAAGCGTTTTACTAAAATCTTATACTGTGAAATCTTATAACAATGACGATAATTATGCAATTTCACTCAAAGGCTAAATTGCTTCCTGCAGATTCGATTTTTTCCCCAACCTCAATGAGAGATTTGTCGAATTTCGGCGATTTTGATGTTGAATACGAGGGGTTTGTTTATCGAACCGTCGAACACGCTTATCAAGCACTCAAATATTTATACTGTTCCAATAAACCAGAATTGTTTGAAATTGTGCGCGAAGAAAACCAGAAAAAAGATGCTTTAGGTGCAAAGGAATCCGGCGGAAGAAAAGGAATGGAGAAACGAGGCGTCATCTTTGACCGCGACGGCTGTTGGGACAAAAAACAAATTGAAATTATGACAAAATTGGTTGCGTCCAAAATCGAGAGACATCCCGAAATTCGCAAAATTGTGGAGACTGCAAAAAAGAACAATATTATTTTGGTACATTTTTCAAGGTCGGATATGATTTGGGGCGCCCATGTAACTGAAGATGGAAAAAACATCAAAAGAGGCACTAACCATTTAGGTAATATATATATGTCATTTTACGATAAATTATCAAAGCCCCCCGTAAAAGTTAAAAAGACAACGACTAAAAAATCAAAGGATTGTCCAGAAGGAAAAGTTAGGAACCCAAAAACAGGCCGTTGCATTACTTTGAAAACAGTAAAACCTTGTCCAGAAGGAAAAGTGAGGAACCCAAAAACAAACCGTTGCATTACGTTGAAAAACAAACCTTAACCAAAAAATCTAGCTATATAATAAATGAATCCGAGTTTAGAAAAAAAAACAAAAAAAGGTAAATTACTGAAACGCAACAAAACGAAAAAACGCCCAGATGTCCTCCTTCTCTCTCACCGAACTCCCGAAAAGGTTGTTAAGGTAAGTGAAGAGATTGAACAAGAAATTGATGAATCAACCCATTCGTATAGCCCATCCATCAATAAAGAACTGGTATCTTTGAAATCGGTTCCAAGAAACCCCGTGTTTAATTGCAACAATGCGCTTGCATTTATGCTGAAAGCCCCGCTGAAAATCGGTGTTCCTGATAAGTCCGGCAAAAAAACGTGTTATCCGTATGATGACCCCGTCGCCAAAAAATATATGCTGAAAAATCTCAAGGCAAATAAACACGTAGACCCGAGCAAAATCGTCCCACCCATCCAGGAGCTAGCAAATTGCTGGTTTAACACAATGTTTGTCGCATTGTTTGTATCGGATAAAGGACGCAAATTCTTCCATTTTTTAAGGCAGCTGATGATTGAGGGGAAACAGAAAGGTTTACCGGAAGTTTTGAGAGACGGGTTTGCGCTTTTCAATTATGCGATTGACGCTTGTTTAACCGGCAACAAATACGCGTATATTTTAAATACCAACGCCATTATCCAGCAAATCTACGACTCCGTTCCGGAAGATTACAAGGAACAATACGCCTATATTCGCGACGTGGACGACGCCGGAAACCCCGTTCGTTACTACTTGAGCTTAATCAATTATATTGGGAATCGCAGTTTGCCTGTTTTATTTGTGCAGGATGCAGGAACAAGTTGGCAATTCCAACTCCAAAGAATGTCAGAAGGAACACATTTACCCGACGTGATTATTTTGGAATTCTTTGATGATAACGAACCAACGACCAATAAGGAAACCGTGTTCACATTAAATGGTGCAAAATATTCATTGGATAGTTGCATCATTCGGGATACTAGAAAAAACCATTTCTCTTCTTTGTTGACGTGCGAGAAGAAAGAGATGGCCTATGACGGGATGAGTTTTCACCGACTGACATACATGGATTGGAAAAGTAAGATAAATACTGATTTCAACTGGCAATTCAAGGGGTCCAAAGACGAAGGCAAACTTCTTACCTGGAACTTTGCGAAAGGGTACTATATGCTGATTTATTATCGTGTATAACCCATTTTTTCTATTTTGAAACCCATAAATCCATGAATGACCCCAAAATATTACTTTCTTTTTTATAGTAATTAAGTTCATCAAAAATTTCTTGGTGAGGATTGGGATTCGGACACACATTTGGATATCCATAGTGTAAGTTTTCTATAAATATAATAGGTTTGTTTTTTAAAATTGTTTGTTTCCCCCCCTGCAATACTTCATTTTCATGATTTTCTACATCAATTTTTATCATACTAATGTTTGTTAAGTTCAAAGAATCCAGTGTAATTACATCAACCGAATCTTTTACTACAAAACTGGAACCATTGCTATAACTATGCAATGAAAATCCTCCATTGTTTTTACGCTGTGAATTGTATAACGGCATAGTTCCGTGTTTATTAGATAATGCTATTTCATAAACAACATTTTTTTCTTTAAATTTTTCCATATTTTTTTTAATCAGTTCAATATTTGATTGTACAGGCTCAAATGAATGAACCATATCACAGTTCAAAAATTTTGCAAAAAAAAGTGAATGGTTTCCAATATTTGCACCAATATCTAAAATACCAGTTTGATTTTTATGATTTTGATTTATATAATCAAGAAAGCGAATCTCAAAAAAATTATTAGTTTTTACAATATTATCACTCACAATTTCACCTTTGTCGTAAATTGTTAGTTGTGTAGAACTATTGCCATAGTTTGAATTAATTATACGAACCATTTATGTAATTTATTATTTATTTATTTTTATATGGTTTGTTTCATAAAACAAATACAAGTCACACACACAAAGGTTTATACATATATTATTATGTTTTTTTGCGTTTATCTGCAAAAAATTAAATATCAATTTACAATAAAAATGTCAAAGATCACACTTCAATGCATAAAGGAAAAAAGCAAACTCAGAATCAAATTCTTCAGTTTCACAGATACCGAAGGCAAAGTATATACAAATGTCTACAACAATGATTTGAACTGCAAATTTCCCAAAGATGTTCGCCAAGACGGGTATTTCTACGAAATCGGCCCTGACGATATTGTATTGGTTTCGCGTCCGAACACGCAGCCATTCTACCAAATCAAAACCACAAATATGAAGATTGTTGCGAAACTGGATATGAGCAGTCTCCGAATCTATGAAATCACCGAATGTGTTATTTGTATGGATCAAAATTCCACCGAAATTCTCGTCCCGTGTGGGCATCTTTGTATGTGCAAATCTTGTTGCGAATCCTTGTTGAAAAGTCGCAGCAATTGTCCTATCTGCAGACGTGAGGTCCTAAGCGTGGTTTCTTAACCACATTTTGAACAACGAATGTATAGAAACCATAATCAAAGACGTAAGCAGTAGATTTTTTTTATATACATAACGTATAATGCCAACGGTGACCGAAATATACAACGCAAATGTTTCCAAGCTTCAATCGCAATTGAATAGCACAATCCGCAAAATCAATTTGATGCGTATCAGCAATTTATTGAAAAAAAAAATGATTAACAGCGCGATAAACGATTCAAATTATTATTTGAAAAAATTAACTGACAAATATAACCAAGATATGATGGTTGCAAATGTAGCAAAAAAACAAACAGCATTTTTGGTTGGAATCAATTACACCGGGACCGTAAACGAACTGTATGGATGCATCAATGACACAAAAAATGTGCAAGACCTGCTCAAAAGTAAATACAATTTCACAAACGTAACGTTATTAAATGACGAGACTCCTGACAAACCGACAAAACAAAACATATTGAATGGGTTGCAAACACTTTTAACCAATACGAATTCTGGCGACACCGCGTTTTTTATGTTTAGTGGACACGGAACGGGGACGGCGGATTTTAATGGCGATGAGACAGATGGCCAAGACGAAATCATTCTGCCGATAGACGCGGTTTCTCTCAACACATGTATTTTAGACGACGAATTGAATAAATTGATCAAAAATACATTAAAACCGGGAGCAAAATTAGTTGCGCTGTTTGACAGTTGTTTCAGCGGAACCGTGCTGGATTTGCAATATACATATGGATATCCCGACAATACGAAAGCATCGGAAACGGTCGGCGATGTGTATATGATAAGCGGTTGCACTGACCAACAAACAAGTATGGATACCGTGGCGCCAATCAATGGAAAGGAAATGGCGTCGGGTGCGATGACGTATGCATTTTTGTCAATGATTAAAGAAACCGCTTTACTGGGTGATTTGGTAACGAAAATGCAGGTATTTTTGAAAGACAATGGGTATTCGCAACGGCCTTTACTATCGTGTGGGAAAAAAGTAGATTATGGTAAGACCAATTTTTTATAAGCTTTGCAAATCACCAATTTATTCTGTATTGGTCGCAACAGTTTTTATAACCTTTTGTAATATTGCTTCCAGGAAACGATGTTTGTATTTTTTCTATAAGACGGGTTTTTACTAGTTCTTGGTTAATATTTGGTTTTGAGTCTTTGTACCGACGCTGAGTCCATACTTGGAATCCGTCGTAATCGCAGATACCTTCGCTTTGAAAACACATAATAGTAAAGTATGCAACAGTTTTTCCTTTTACTGCACCATCAATAACAGCATCATAAATACTTAAATAATGCATTTCAACAATGTCTTCAACAATCATACCACGCAACTGATTGGGTGTTAAAATTATATCACCGTCCTCATTTATATTTTTTCCAATTTCATTCAAGACTACTAACACCAACACAACAGTAATTATACATAAACAACGATACATTTTTCATAATTAGTTATTGTGATGGTGTGAATTTTTATATCAATTTTATAAAATGGATCACTTACCTATAAAATCTTGCTTATCCAAATTGATAAGCAAGATTTAAAATATCGCTTATCAAATTGGATAAGCGATATTTAAAGAAGGGAAGGGGTCGTAGGGGAAACCGTAGGTTTCCCTACCATTTACCGGTAGTCTTTTTCACCATAATATTATTCCCTTTCTGCTTTCTCTTCGCATTGGGGTCATATTCGTCTCCATCGTCGTCTGCCAAATTCTTGGACAGTTCCCAGAACTCTTTGGACCCCAATTTGAAATCGGGGCGGTCCGCCGCCTTGTACCAGAACACTTGGTCGTTAATCTTGTTGGATTTGGCGTTGTTTGATATCACCATGCACTCATAATTTTCGGTTGTCTGGTCCATAATGGTGCAAAACGACTCCAATGTGGGAAACATAGACGCATAGTTCTCCCAAATCTTCTTACGATTGGATAAATAATTCTCGCGCAAAATAAAAACGTAGTCAATATTGGTGCGGAGATTGGGCGGGATACCCAATGGGTATTGCATTGTGATGATTAACATCACTTTCCAGTGTCTCAATTATACCATTTTCATTCAGACATTTCTTTCTGAAATCATTAAATCAATGCTTTTTGAATGGGCATTGCACCCTCTCGGGTAGGTTTAGACTATATCTTAAGGTATCATCGTAATTGGTTAGATTACTCAACCCCACGGGCATTTAGTCGTTGAACAATCATCATATCCTTACCATTTCGGACTTAGATGACGTGCTGCGGGTTATCTCTATTTTATACCTTTTTACTATACTTTATGTAGTTAACATAAACCGCGACACTATTTCTAGTGCCGTTTAGTAGTATAAACCTTCATAGAACTTTTATGCTAAGTTCTAAATCAAGACGTCTCCGCAATTTGGACGTGTTGCATATAAAGGGTTATAAACCCTAAATACACTAGCCATTCTTTTGGAATAACTTAGGCAAACAATTCACCGTTCATAAACAAGGATCTCATCAACTTATCTTTGGTCCAGCTGCTGTCATACAAGCAATCATCCAGAATAACAAAAGTGCGCGGGTCAACGGAACACTTCTTGTAAGTCTCCATCTCAGCCTGACACTGTTTCATCACAGTTTTCTGGCGCCTCAAAACGTTCTCTATCAAAATGGAGTTGTATTCTTCGTGGATAAAAAGTTTAGGAACTAGTTTTCCGTAAAATCCGTTACCAGCTTCTGTTCCGGAGATGACGGTGCCGATGGGAATATCCTGGTGATGGTATAACAAATCTTTGACCAAAAAGGTTTTGCCCGTATCACGACGACCAATCAAAACAATGACGGGCCCCTTGTTTTCTTTTGGGTCAAAGGTGATTGCGCGCATATCAAATTTTTTCAATTCAAGTGTCATTTTCAATTAAATATTATATGTAAAAGAAAGATAATATTTATCTCTTTGGAACGATTAGAACAGAATTTATCTCTTTGGAACGATTAGAACAGAATTTATCTCTCTTGACCGATTAGTTCATTATACCTAAATTATGTTTTAGCGTAAAATATAAATGGAGACTCCCCAATTCAATATTTTTTATAAAAAGGCCAAGAAAATTGATTTAGAAATGTTGGACTCGGTTGGTGAAATCCAACACTATAATCCCGTATATAGCCGTTTTTTTGAAATGGATGAAACCAATTACAACCGGATTGCCCTTAACCACAAATACCACATCTACGATTTGAAAACAGTGGTTGACGATAACGAGACAAAAATGGAAAAAGACATTTTTATCAAATTCTCTCCACTTTTGGATCCACTCAATTATTTGCGTGGAAAATACGATTTGGAAGATTCCGTTTTCAAAACACTTCCTAAACTGGGGTCCTCTACCGATACGTGTTTGCCCAAAGTGTTGGACGTGAATAACTCTTCTTACGTGGACGGATTTTTCTCTTATCTCACATCCATGATGAAAGACACACACGGTTGGGTGCACGGCGTGGAGTATTATGGGTCTGTGCTTGCCATACAACGCAAATTCAAGTATGATATTGCGGATGACCTGGATTTCTTGTCAAAATCTCAGTTTTTCACCAATAATTTGAACAAGCATTTCACGGTGGACGAAGACGCCTCCATCATTTTGCGTGAATATTCGGGAGAAGGTTCGCGCACCAATAAGAAGAAACTGAGTATCAAGGATTTAGAAATAAAGTTGGATGTAGAAGAGGTTTATCCGGAACTTGACTGCATTACGGAAAACAAGGTTGAAACAGAAACTATAGATAAATTGGAACCCGACTGCGAATTGAGTCCATCCTTGGAATATGAATCCGTTCCAAAAGAAGACGATTCCGAGAGTGAATCGGACAGCGACGATTCTAATTCGGACACAACTGAATCGGAAGAGTCCGATTGGGAGACCGAAGACGAAGACGGAGCCGAAGAAGACGAAGACGAAGACTTTGAGGAAGATGAAAAGATGTTCAGTTATCTGAATGAGTTCCCGGTCCAGCTCATTTTCCAGGAAAAGTGCAAGGGCACATTTGACGAATTGATTATGCAGAGAAAATTGAAAGGCGATACATTCGCGGAAGCACTTTTGCAAGTTGTCTTGTTGTTAGCCACTTACCAAAAAGTCTTTGATTTCACCCACAATGATTTGCACACCAACAATATAATGTATGTAGAGACGGAGGTGGAGTTTTTATACTATCGCATTGACGGCGTTTGTTACAAAGTCCCCACCAACGGTCGCATATTCAAATTGATTGATTACGGAAGAGCAATTTACCGATTCGGCGGCAAGACATTTTGCAGCGATAGTTTTGCGCCCAATGGCGACGCTGCGACCCAGTATAATTGCGAGCCGTATTTTAATGAAAAGAAGCCCCGAATTGACCCGAACCCCAGTTTTGACCTGTGTCGGCTTGGGTGTTCTCTCTACGATTTTGTTTGCAAAGACGATGAGGTGAAAACTCCGTTGCAGAAACTAGTGGATTCCTGGTGCACAGATGACCACGGAAAAAACGTCCTTTACAAACCTACTGGGCAAGAGAGATACCCCGATTTCAAATTGTATAAAATGATTGCGCGAACTGTGAATAATCTGGTTCCAAGGGAACAGCTGAAACAGAACATTTTCAAGAAATACGTAAGCGAATCGCTGACTGAACCATTGTATATAGATGTAGATGCATTGCCAAATTATGCATAAAGGAAGTCCCACAAAATTAGGTTAAAAACAATCCATTAGTAAATATTACTTAGTAATGGATAAAATCATATATATCAACATGGAGGCGCGGACCGACCGAAGGTCGGCTCTTTTGAAAGAATTTGAGCGCGTCGGTTTCCCCGAGGACAACATCATCCGGTTTCCCGCCTCTTCATACAATGGTTGCCCCAACTCCGGGTGTTTATTGAGCCACGCAAATGTATTGGAAATGGCCTACGATATGGATTTGCAAAATGTGCTTGTATTAGAAGACGACTTTGTTTTCATAGATGACGTAAAAAAAATCCACGCGGACATAAAAGCGTTCTTTGAATTAAATCTTTCGTGGGACGTGGTAATGCTGACAACGTGTGCGGCGATAATCTCTGAACCTACGAATCAATTGATTTCTCGCATTTCAGCGTCGGGTAATGGAGCGGGATATTTAGTCAATCGGTCAATGATGTTGGAACTCAGCACCTTGTTCAAATCCAATGTGGAGAATTTGTATTCAACAAAACAACACTGGGTTTACCAGAATGATATATTGTGGAAAACGATTATGCCGTCGTCGCAGTGGTATATGTTCAATCATTATTTGGGGTATCAGAAGGAAGGATATAGCGATTTGTCGCAGGACCGGAAGATTGCGATTGTTCCGCAGATTGTAGGGGAACTACGTTTAAGCCCGTCGGGCTTCGCCCTTTCCCCTATGACCCCTCCTTTGGGAGAACCAGTTTATCTTCATATTGAGGAGGAAAAATATTTAGAACAGATTGACACATTGCTTCCTACAAGATATTGTGCTGACTCTATTGTAAATAACGTAATTAGTGCATTTATTGGTCGTTCCAATGTTGGATTGCAAAAATATGGGACAACTTTGGATAGAGACGATTTATCTGTTCTGGATTGGATTCAGCACGCCCAGGAAGAACATATGGATGCCATTCTGTATTTGGAAAAGTTGAAAACCGAAATAGAGAAGAGGAAGGGGTAAGTGACGCGAAGCGGATAAGCAAAGCGGATAAGCAAAAAAATATTTGAAATAATTACATAAAAATGTTGTATTTTTATGTAAAAGGAGGAGGCATAATAATTAAGGGAGGGGGGTCGTAGGGCATAAAAATCAAAGGAGGGGTCATAGGGGAAAGGGCGAAGCCCGACGGGCTTAACCGTAGGTTCCCCTACTTAGAACTCGCACAACATATCAAACACATTTACTGCAACTTCCTTGTTCGCCATCGCATACTCGGATACGGTGCGTTCAAAGAAATTGGATTTGCTCTCCAAACTAATGAGTTCCATAAAATCAAAAGGGTTCGCACTACCATAAATCTTATCAATTCCAACTTGCAAACAGAGACGGTCGCCCACAAACTCAATATACTGGGTCATCAATTTCGCGTTCATCCCAATTAATCGGCACGGCAACGATTCCGTAATGAATTCCTTTTCAATCTCCACCGCCTCTTTCACGATTTCCACAATCTTGGACTTCTCTATTTTCTGGTGAAGCTTTGAATAGATAAGAACCGCAAATTCGGAATGAAGTGCCTCATCTCTACTGATGAATTCGTTGGAAAGAGTTAGCCCCGGCATTATTCCGCGCTTCTTGATCCAGTAAATGGCCGCGAAACTACTGCTGAAAAAAATGCCTTCCACACATGCGAATGCGACAAGTCGTGTGGGAAAAGTTTCGTTGCTGGCTTCGTATCCAATCCATCGCCTTGCCCAGTCCGCCTTCTTCTTGATGGAGGGACATGTTTCAATGGCATTGAACAACTTGTGTTTTTGCGCCTTGTCTTTAATATAGGTTTCAATGAGAACACTGTACATCTCGGAATGGATGTTTTCCATCGCAATCTGGAACCCATAGAACGCGCGGGCTTCCGATAATTGCACATCCGCCATAAATCGGGTCGCCAAATTCTCCATCACAATTCCGTCGCTCGCCGCGAAAAATGCTAGAACCATAGAGATGAAATATTGTTCATCTGGCGTAAGCTTTGCCCAGTCACCCAAATCTTTGGACAAATCAATTTCCTCAACGCGCCAAAAACAATCCACCTGTTTCTTGTACATTTTCCAGATGTCTTCATCTTGGATTGGAAACATTACGTAACGAGAGGTGTCTTCTTTCAAAAGGGGGTCTGTCATTTCCTAAATAATATACTACGGTAGATTTTATATTATTTGGATAAACTAGTTCCTGTTATTGCAGAATATGTTGATTATTTATTTACTTATAATAATAATAATACGATAGGATGTGCTGTAGCATTTGATTCTTTATCTGGTGGTAAAACCTGTAAAATTAGAAAACGTAAGTCTGCTACGCGAAAACGTATAAAAAATAAAGACACAACACCTTTTGTATTTACACTCAGCAGTTTTGGTATGCCAATTATGTATACAAGTGAACCTTAACTGTGTGAACCTTAACTGTGTGAACCTTAACCGTGTGAACCTTAACCGTGTGAACCTTAACCAATGGTTTCCCTTAATTACGTTCTCTTTATAAAAATCAAATAAAATCTTATTTTAAAATTGCCACGATGATTAGAACCAACATTGATACATCCAACATTGATGCAAAGACGTTTCACAAAATGCTTTTTATTTTCAATTGCGTAGAGAAAGGGTGGAATGTGAAGAAACGCGACGGCAAATACATTTTCCAAAAATCCCACGACGGGAAGAGAGAAGTTTTCATGGAAGACTATTTAGAGAAATTCATTGCCGAGAATTCTTCACTTTAAAGGGAACCGTAGGTACAGCTTCGCTTACGCCTTTTTTTTTGCTTTGCTTAAAGGCGAAGCCTAACGGCTTAAAGGCGAAGCCTAACGGCTTAAAGGCGAAGCCTAACGGCTTAAAGGCGAAGCCTAACGGCTTAAAGGCGAAGCCTAACGGCTTAAAGGC